AGCAGTGTCCATCATATCTTTTGCTTGGTCATAAAAACCACCCTGCCATAATGCTGAGGACATCTCTTGTAAACTTTCTACTTTATTAGGATTAAAGTCAGGAACACTTGAAACAATTCCTTGGAAGTCCGCAACCCTTTGTTCAGCAGTCGTCACGCCACCAAGTGCTTTACCAACCGTTCTTCCTATCATACCACCGGCTCTGCCTGCGGCATTAGTCATAGCCTGCCAACCAGTGCCAACATCGGCTGAAGAAGCCTCTCGTTGTTTAGCAGCATCTATTAATTCGGCTTCGTATTTATTTAAGCCTGTAAACATTCCCGGTGTGTCTGCCATCTATATACTCCTATCGTGCGTGTATGTTATAACCAAGACTGCCTGCACCTACGTTACTCGCAGAACCTGCACTGCCGCCCCCTAATCCACTCATCCAATTATTAAATTTATCATATTTCCTATCACCAAACTGTTCCATAGCGTTGGCCCAGAAGTTAGCTTGTGTACCACCATAGCCTAGAGCAGCCCCTTGTTGAGCATTACCTGCATATTGTCCAGCAGGCCCCATTAAGCCAGCCATCTGTGCACTTGTGTTTGCATAATTCATAGGAAGGCCACCAATCTGTAAAGCATTTTGCCTATCCATCATTTCCCTTTGCCTCATTGAGTCCATAGTTTGTTGTGCAACACCATAGGAACTAGCTAGTAAACCAGCTCTTTGTTGTCCCTGTGCTTCCTGTAATGCCTGCATTTGTCCAGCACCGCCTGTACTTCCTAATCGTCCTTGCTGAAGTAACCTCGATTCCTGAGCTAACATTTCCTGTTCTTGCTGTGGCTGTAACAGTCCATACTGTTGTTCATATAAACTCTTCTGTAATTCAAGAGGGTTTAAGTCTTGTATTTGTTGTCCAGTCTGGCCAGCTCTGCCCATTAAGGCATCGTATTGAGCTTGCAAGTCGCCACTCAAGGCCATCGTTGAACCACCTTGTTCATCATAGCCAAAAGTGCCAAACAAACCACTGACACCTCTAGGTACGGACCTTTGGTAAGCTGTTTCACCCGCCTGTCGTTGTTGTTCCGCTGCTTTCTTTGCAGCTCTATTTGTCATTATTCCGCCTATTAATGAAGCGGCTATTTGTGGCCACATATCTCTATCTCCTTATTATTATGCTGTTCTTTTCCACATGTGTACTGTTACACTTGGTTGTAATGTTGAACCTGCTATTGTATGAGTATGTCCACCGCCACTACCTGCTGATGAAGTATCTACTTGATATGCTCTTACTGTAGTTACTGAACCTAAATTATCTGCATTAAAGTTAGTTCCATAATCATAACTGCCTGTTTCGTGTTCACCTCCAGCCACCTTATGACTATGTGCAGCCAAATCTGCTGCTGTACTTCCAGAAGTTCCAGAGAAAGTTTCAGCACCAAGACTTTCATCGAGTGCATCAAATGTACCACTAGCCTCATAACCTACTAAAACCTGACCTGTTGCATAAGCAACCCAAGTACCAAATCCAAGAAGTGTTCCCGGATTTGTAGCAACCGCCATATTCATATATATAGAACCAACTGGATATATATAAGTTTCCAATACATTCTTAACAAAAGCAGTAGTGGCTATCTGTGTCGAATCTGTAGATGTTGCTGCTGTTGGTGCTAGTGGTGTACCTGTAAAAGTTTCTGAGGCTATATCCGCCTTTGTATCCACCGCTGTTTTAACTGCTGTAAATTCCGTATGAAAGTCATCACCACTAATGACTTTATCTGCATCTGAATCACTTAATGCATCTTTACCGGACCAGCTTACTTGTAAATTATAATCTGACATTATCTTATTTTCCCTTGTTTAGCCCATACAACCATGTTTTGTAGGGCGGCTTTAAAGCCTCTTACTGTTTGAATTATTTCCAATCTTAAAACCTTAGCGGATTTAGATAAAGAAACCTTATACTCCCTTGGATGATATGCTGGAGCATATTTAGCTGCACCATATAATGATGCACTTCCTCCCCATAAATAACTTGTGCCTCCAGCAGCAGGTTTTAATGTAAAGTTAGATGAATCAGGAGTAGTTTTATAATCTCTATACCAATTAAAAGTTACAGCTGTATTTTTACCACCTGAAAAAACAGCTAAAAATCTTTTCAATATTTTAGTAACAGCTGGTTGTTCAAAGTCTAACCAAACAGTTTTAAAGTCCGCTTGGTATGGGTTGTCCGTATCTAGCCAACATTTAGAATTAACTGTTTCCCATGTACCGCCTGCTGCCACACAAGGACTTGAAGTACCATAACTAGCAGTAACGTCTGATTTTTCCACATCAAAGTAACCCTCATAAGTAGCTACTCTTCCTTCATAATCACTAGCACCCAATCCAATGTGTAACGAACCATCAGCAGTAGCTAAAAAGGACCTTGGATTTTTCTTTGCTGCAAAATTCCAAGTAGTTAATCTAGGTGCTTTATCAGGAGTTACTGATTTAAAATCAAAAACATAAACAATATTCCTATCAGGGAAGGAAAGTAAATATAAACCATTAGCTAAATCATACTGACCCTTTACTTGTGCCATATCAGCTTCTATGATATGTGTTTTTATTTCATCTCTAACAGCTAAGGACAAATCAGTTAGGGGCATCTTATCTTGAATCTTTGTACGACTCAATGAACGTAGTCCTGATGCACTTAAAAATACAACATCATCACCTAATAGCTGTACTGAATCTCTAGCTACACAACCAACACCTTCTATTACCTCATCTAAAACAAATGTAGCTGCTGCTGGACTCCATGGGTCATTATATATAACAATATTATTCTTACCAAATATGACAAGCTTACCCATAAAGGAAGTAATAGCTACTACTTCATCACCACCCCATACAGTCTTTAAATCTATTGAACCAGACGCACCACCATTAAAATCATGTCCAACAAGAGTATCGGAATAATAAATAACATCTTTATTTTCACCAATACTACCCACCCATAGCCTACCAAACTCACCAAGTATACAACTAGGTGTAAATGTAGTTACACCACTAGGAGCCGCATAACTTCCTACATCTTCCAAGTCTAGCCAAGTAGAGCCACTATAGTTAATGGGTTTATTACTTGCTTGTACTCCATAGAACTGATTATTAAAATTTGTAAATTGCCAATTACCGTCAGTCTTAGTTGTCCCACCGGAAAAGGTTTGTGCATCTAAAGTATAGGGTGTATTTGCTGTATTAAGTTTATAAACATTAGCACCAGCACCGCAAAAAATAGTTGAGGCACCAGTAATGCTTCTAAATTCACCTAATGACTTAACTATTAAAGTATTAGCGGAAGTTCCACCAATATTAATACTTATTTGTTTAACTCCCTCTCTAGTGGAAATACGACCTCTATCATCTAACATGATATTATTGGCTGTAGTTAGCCATTGATGGTCTAAACTAGACGGTGAAGCTTGTCTGTTTAAACCGTATGTACCAATAGAGTCTAATACAAGTGGTTGTATTGGTTTAGATGGCATTCCAAATTACCTCATCTGTATGTCTTCCTACATCTTGTTGTATGGCATCAGATAATGATTGTTGATATTGGAACTGTGCCATGTCGGATAATGAACCTCCATCCTCACCTCGTTCCGCTATCGCTCTTGCCCAAGTTCCTAATATAACAGGATACTCAGGAACTGTTAACACATCTGCTGCCTCAGTCAAATTATCTTGTGGGTCCAGTAAATGAAAATCAACTGAATAAACACCGTCAGGTTTTGGATATAGCTGAGCTGTTAATAAACCACTACTGGTACTATTAACTGAGAAATAAGCAGGAACCCCATCGCTTTCCGTTGGATATTGAGTTGTCTTAATCCAACTATCAGGCACTGATTGTAATGTACCTCCCTGGGATTGTTCCTGTACTGATAAAACTCTGCTTCTTTGTGTTGTACTTGATAAATTATAACTTCGTGTTCCATCTACAGTTGAAACTGTTTCAGTTCGTCTTAATGAAGTCCAGTTCCAAGCATCCTCTACTTCCCTTTTAACTTCATTAATAAAATCACCTATCATAACTTGATAGTCTGTAGGTCCAGTAGAGCCAATTAAATCATTTGACCAATTAGCATCAATAGTATCCTCTCTCAACCTACGTAAAACTGAATTTATAATTTGTATATATGTCATATTATTTCCCTTTAGCTAATTGAGCACCAAAATAGAACTCTATAATCATTGTCGCCCACCCAAAAATTTCATCCATCTTGAGCAGACCATCTACAGTAGCATACTCTACTACATCCGGTGTAAGCTGTATTCCCAAGAAACTAAA